GTCTTTGAGTGGGGCAAAGAAGGCACCCCCCTCGAAAACTTTACTGGCCCTCGTAAGTGGCAAGAAAAAATTTTGCGAGATATTGGAATACACATACAAAGAAATCAAAGCGTAGATTTACCAGAAATGTTCCGTCTGGCTGTAGCTAGTGGTCGTGGTATTGGAAAATCCGCTTTGGTGTCTTGGTTAATACTTTGGATGCTTTCGACACGTTTAGGCTCAACTATAATCGTAACAGCAAACACCGAACAGCAATTACGCTCAAGAACATGGGCAGAATTAGGTAAATGGATGACTTTATCTATAAATTCACATTGGTTTAATAAAACCGCTACGACTATCAGACCAGCACCATGGTTTGAAGAAGCGTTAATTCGTGATTTAAAGATAGATACTGGCTATTACTACGCACAAGCACAGCTTTGGAGCGAAGAAAACCCAGATGCGTTCGCTGGAATTCACTCAAGTTACGGAGTTTGTCTAATTATGGATGAAGCATCAGGTATACCAGCACCGATTTACAGCGTTTCTGAGGGGTTTTTCTCCGAACCGACAGCCGATAGGTATTGGTTCACGTTTTCTAACCCCAGAAGGAATACTGGGCCGTTTTACGACTCTTTTCATGGCAAACGCTCGTACTGGAAACAAGAACAAATCGACTCACGCTCGGTCGAAGGCACAGATAAAGAGCTATTCCAACAAATGCTCGAACAATATGGCGAAGATTCAACAGTCGCACGAGTGGAAGTACTAGGCGAATTCCCTCGTGCTGACGATGACACAGTAATTCCAATGGAGTTAATCAAAGCAGCCATAGATCGTGATGTGGCACTCTCAGCAAGCGCACCGATTATCTGGGGATTAGACGTTGCTCGTTATGGTGGTGATAATTCTGCCCTCTGCGTACGTCAAGGCAATACTGTCTTAGAAATGAAAGCTTTTCAGTCTATGGACTTAATGCAATTATGCGGTGCGGTAAAAAATAAATTTGATGATTGCACCGCTTTAGAACGCCCACAAGAAATCTTGATTGATGTGATTGGTTTAGGCTCTGGGGTAGTCGATAGACTAGCCGAACAGAACTTACCTGTGCGTGGGATCAATGTTGCCGAAGCGCCAGCTACGAAAAAAAATTATTTAAATCTGCGAGCTGAGTTGTGGTTTGGGATAAAAGATTGGTTGGCGCAGCGTGATTGCAGACTTCCTAATGATGATGAGCTTGTTTCTGAATTAGCTGCGCCTATCTACAAATATACCTCATCTGGAAAAATAAAACTCGAAAGTAAAGAAGAAATGCGTAAGCGTGGAATTAAATCGCCAGACAAAGCCGATGCGCTCTCACTAACAATGGCAAGTTCGGCTGCTTCCTTTAGTGGCAGTATGTCGTTTATGGGGTATAATTTTAGGCAACCTTTAAAATCTAAAATTATACGCATAGGTTAATCAATGGAAACAGACAAAGCTAAAGAAGAAAATCAAGACGAAGTAATCGACACGCAAGAATTACAGAGCATCTTAAAATCCGAAATGGATGATGCCAAAGACTACATCGACCAAATCGGTGAGTCACGAGCAGAAGCCACAGAATATTATTTAGGCAACGAACCAGAAGCAAATAGCTCCCTCCAGTCGGAGTTTATTTCTACTGATGTTCGAGATTCTATTTTATTTATGTTGCCGTCAATCATGCGTACTTTTTTTGGTACAAAGAAAGTCGTTGAGTTTGTCCCACGTAATGTTGAGGACATACCTTTTGCCGAACAACAAACCAGTTATGTAAATTATATTATTCAAGAAAAGAATCCTGGTTTTAAAGTTCTCTACGATGCGTTCAAAGATGCGCTCGTCAGAAAGTCTGGCTTTGTCAAAGCGTTTTGGGATGACAGCATTTCTGCTGCTACCCACGAATACACCAACTTAACACCAGAAGCGTACATGGCTTTGGTTATGGATGCCGATGTCGAAATCGTCAAAGAGAAAGTTGAAATGCAAACCATGACAATGCTTGATCCTACGACTGGCGAAGAAGTTACGCAAGAAACCCCTGCTAGTTACGATATTACGATTAGACGAGTCAAGAAAAAAAATCAAGTTTGCATTGAATCTGTACCCCCTGAAGAAGTTTTGATTTCTCGTAATGCGAGAAATATTTATGAAGCACCTTACGTTGCTCATCGCATGGTAAAAACTGTAAGTGACTTGGTGGCTATGGGGTACGACCGAGAAGAAATGGAACAATACGCAGGTTCAGGCTCGGCTTTAGATGCTGATGTTTATGACGAACTGGAAGCACGTAATCCTTATGACGATAATGTTTATAATGATCGTGGTGGGTATGGCAACAAGAATGTTTTATACGTAGAACATTATTTATTTTACGACTTAGATGGCGATGGCATAGACGAAAGAATTAGAGTTTGTACCGCAGGTGAAGGCATAAATGTTGTCAATGTTGAACAATGGGATGATTTACCGATTGTCATGTTTTGCCCAGATCCAGAACCACATACTGCGATTGGCTCATGTCCAGCAGACTATGTGATTCCAATTCAAAGAGCTAAATCACAAATCATGCGTGATACGTTAGATTCTTTAGGTCATGCAATCTTTCCGAGAATGGGTGTCGTTGAAGGACAAGTCAATATTGACGATGTTTTAAATACCGATATTGGTCAACCAATTCGTATGCGTGCGCCTGGTATGGTGCAACCATTTGCCGTACCTTTTGTGGGTAAAGAAGCCTTTCCAGTATTAGGTTACTTAGACGAAGCCAAAGAAAATCGTACTGGAGTTTCTAAAGCAAGTGCTGGACTCAATGCCGAAGCCTTACAAAGCACTACGAAAGCTGCTGTCTCCGCTACCATGTCTGGAGCGCAAGGCAGAGTTGAATTAATTTGTCGTCATTTTGCTGAAGGTGGTATGAAAGAACTCTTTAGCTTAGTCAATAACTTGGTTATCAAACACCAAGAAGGACAAGATATGTTTAGACTAAACAATCAATTCGTACCTGTTGATCCTCGCTACTGGGATTCCGATAAAGACGTTAGTGTCAATGTTGCAATTTCCAAAAACAGCGATGACGAACGTATGGCAGTTTTAAATAACTTAGCAGGTAAGCAAGAACAAATTTTACAAACACTAGGGCCACAGAATCCTTTAGTGAATTTACAACAATACTCAAACACACTTAGCAAAATGATTGAGTTAGCTGGTTTCAAAGATGCACAAAGTTTTATCAATACGCAAGTGCCACCAATGCCACCACAACCACAAGAAGATAAACCTGATCCAGCTACATTGTTAGCACAAGCAGAAATTCAAAAAGCTCAAGTACAAGCGCAAAAAGCTGTCATTGATGCCGAAACAGATCGTATGAAAATTATCATGGAAGATGATAGAAGGCGTGATGAAGCTGAAGCCGAGATTAGATTGAAGTCAGCAGAGTTAGCTGGTAAATATGGTACACAGATTGATATTGCAGAAATCAATGCGTTGATGGAACGTGACAGAGAAACTATCAGACAGATAGCGAAAACTCAATCACAGGGGTTGTTTGATGACGACTTCAACATCTCCAGTTAAACTTTATCATTTGGAATGTGTGGTTGGGGAACACGTTTATATCGGCACAGACATCAAAGCTCGTAGTTTTGAACAAGCAAAATCATTTATGCAATTTTTATTTAAGGATAAAATAGGCGAAGATACAGAAATATTTTTAATTAAGGAAACGACTTTGCACTAATGACAGATTCAAGACTAAAACGAGCAGGCGTGTCTGGGTATAACAAACCTAAAAGAACGCCAGGACATAAAACCAAATCACATATTGTCGTTGCTAAAGAAGGCGACAAAGTTAAAACTATTCGTTTTGGACAACAAGGAGTAAAAACCGCAGGTAAGCCAAAAGCAGGCGAGTCAGCAAAACAAAAGGCTCGTAGAAAATCTTTTAAAGCTCGTCATGCAAAAAATATTAAAAAGGGGAAGATGTCAGCAGCTTACTGGGCGAATAAAGTAAAATGGTAAGAAAATTTAAAAAAGTACCAAAGACCAAAGGCGGTGTGCCTAAGAAGTATGTAAAAGGTGCAAAAAATCCAAAGGCTAGGGAGAAAGAAATAAAAAGAATTGCTAAACTATACAGACAAGGTAAATTAACACCGGCTATGATGAACAAAATATCTAAACAGAGAAGTAAAAGTGGCAGGAAGTAAAGAAGCAACTTTAAAGAAATATGCTAAGTCTAGTGGTATTTCTAAAGGCACTTTAGCAAAGGTTTATAAACGAGGTCTTGGTGCATATTATTCGTCAGGATCTCGACCAGGTGTATCTGCACATCAATGGGCGGCTGGCAGAGTACGATCTTTTGCTACAGGCAAAGGTGGTGCTAGAAAAGCCGATGCAGATTTACTCAGACCAAAAAGTAACAAAACGAGGAAAGCATAATGCCAGGTTATCATTTAAAAAGAAAAAAGAAAAAAAACACAAAACCCAAACCTAAAAAGAAATATTAAATATGAATAAAAAAATAAAAGCACCTAAAGGCTATCACTTTATGAAGTCTGGCAAGACTTATAAATTAATGAAGCATGAGGGCAAATTCAAACCACACAAAGGAGCTAGTCTAACTGCTGAGTTTGAAGTGCAAAAAACTCATGGTTAAGACAAGTGGACTTTGAGCAATATTATGTTGAAGCATCTCTATTTTTGGCAAGCGTATTAGGCGGACTTGCTCTCAAAGACTATTCGGTATCATTCATCAAAGGTCTTAAATTCAAACTCAATTCACAATTCAACGAAGGCGATAAGGTCTTATTAGATGGCGAACAAGCCATGATAATCAAGATTGGTATGGGTACAACTGTCTTTGGTGTATATTCAAAAGATGGCTATACTTGGCGTTATATTAGTAATAATAAAATAGAAAGTTTAAAACTAGAAAAAATAGTTGATAAAAATTTACACGTTGATTCAGCACATGAAAAAGCTATGAAACTTAAAAATATATTGGAGGGCAAAGACAATGATTGATAAATTTTTTAAACCAATAAGCGATTTAATTGGCAAAGCCATACCTGATAAAACTAAGCGTATGGAACTAGAAGCTAGTATCAAATCACAAATGATTGATTTGCAAAAAGCTCAAGCAGAAATTAATTTAGAACAAGCTAAACATCCTAGTATTTTTGTTTCGGGATCTAGGCCTGCAATCCTTTGGATCTGCGCATTGGCCCTAATGTGGCAATACTTTTTAGCACCTTTAATGAATTGGATAGTAGTTATCTCAGGCTCATCAATACAGCCACCAGTTTTAAATACTGAAGGACTAATGACTTTGACTTTATCTTTACTTGGTCTTGGTGGTTTACGAACTGCTGAAAAATGGAAGGGTGTAGCTCGTAATAATATGCGAGAAGAAAATGTTAAAGATGTATTAAGACCTTGATATGGTTTTTATGACAGAAATACCAGCAGTCTTATCTGATAAGAGCGTTAAGATATTTGAAGGCCCATTGGTTTATGCTGATGATTTTGCCGAAGCCGAACGTAAAGCAAAAGAAATGAACAAAGATTTAATGGTCGTAGGTGAATACTATATGGCTGAAAAAGTATTATTTGAAGATGAATTGGGAATTATATAAAAACTTTAAAGCAGAAGAATTTGCTTGTCAGCATTGTGGCAAGGAAGGTATTAAAGAAGAATTACTTAATAGACTACAAGCTCTTAGAACTTTCTTAAATTTTTCTTTTGTAGTCAGTTCTGGCTATCGTTGTCCAGAGCATCCAATCGAAGCAAAAAAATTTAAACCTGGTACTCATACTACAGGCTTAGCAGTCGATATATTGTGTCGTGGCACAGAAGCATATAAAATTATAACTCATGCACAAGAATATGGTTTTACAGGTATTGGTGTTAATCAAAAAGGCAATAGTAGATTCATTCATTTGGATATTGCAGATTACTCAGAAGAAAGACCAAGACCTACTGTTTGGAGTTATTAATGGCAAAAGCAACAGTCACAGAAGTAGATAAGCGTTTAAGTTCGCACGAAGCTGCTTGTGAACAACGCTGGAAAGAAAACTATAGACGTTTAGAGTCTATTGAACATGGTATTACCTCACTTAACAAAACCCTTAGAAACACCCTGATATTTGTCCTAACTATATTTTTAGGCGTTACAGGATTTCTACTCCAAGAAGTTATTTATCAAGCCATCTCATAAATTATGCCCTCACAAAAAGAAGTATTAGAAGCCAACGAAGCAGAAGTTATTTTAAATAGCGATGTATTTAAAAAAGCTGTTGCTAACCTCAAAGAAGAATATATGCAAAAGTGGGAAAACTCCTCTGAAGCCGATAGCAGTTTTAGAGAAGATTTACACAAAGCAATCAGAATTTTGCCTGAAGTAGAAAAACATCTTAGGATTATTATTGAAAAAGGCAGAATAACGAAAACTCAATTAGACAAGATAAGAAGCATAACTAGGTAATAAACCTTGAGCTTTCCTAGTCTTTTAGAGTAAAATTCAAACATTATTTACACAATGAGGTAAAAACATGGCAACAACGGAAAAACCGATTGCATTAAGAACAAACTTACAACAGGCAGAAGAAGCATTTACTACTTTACTGACTCCTGAAGAAGAAGCACCAGTAGAAGAAATTGTTGAAGCTGTCGAAGAATCTGTAGAAGAAATCGAGGAAGTTACCGAAGAACCAGAAATGGAAGCGGAAGCTGCCGAAGAAGTCGAAGAAACAGAAGAAGAATATCTTGAAGAAGATCAAGATGAGTCACAAGAAGATCAAGTAGAGCTTTTGGATGACGAGCAACCTCAACTTTATACCATTAAAGAAAATGGCGTTGAAGTAGAAGTCACACTCGAAGAACTCCAAAACGGCTACAGTCGTCAGCAAGACTATACACGCAAGACTCAAGAATTGGCTAATCAACGTAAAGAGATTGAAAGCCAACAAGCAGAGTTAAGGCAAAAGGATGACATTTATAAGGATTTGTTACCAAAACTTGAAGCTAATTTACAAGCTGAGTTAGGTGAAGAACCAGATTGGAAAGCTATATATGACGAAGATCCTATTGCTTATGTTCGTGAAAAAGATGTTTGGAACGAAAAACAAAAACGCTTGGATGCAGCTCAAGCTGAACAGCAAAGAATCAGAGATGAGGAACTTGCTGAACAACAAAAACAAGTTAAAGAATTTGTTGAGCTTGGCAATCAAGAGTTATTGAAAAAAGTTCCTGAGTGGAAAGATGCCGAAAAAGCTAATTCTGAAAAGATAGCTATTAGGGATTACGCCATAAACATTTTAGGATTCACGCCACAAGAAATGGATCAAGTTTATGACTATCGCATTTTGTTAGGTTTAAGAAATTCTTGGTTGCATGATAAAACTATCAAAGCAACAAAGAAGAAGCCAACACAGAAAGCGCCAGCCAGAGTAGCTAGACCTGGTACTGCCAATCAAGTTAAGAAAACAACTCCTTTGAAAAAGTCAAAACAGAAATTAGCTAAATCTGGAAAAATCCAAGATGCAGCTAAAGTATTTGAACAATTAATTTAATTTCTAGCGAAAGCTAGAAGGAGTATATAAACATGGCTAAAGTCACAAACGCCTTTGATACTTATACTGCGACTGCTGACAGAGAACAATTAAGTGATGTTATTTATAACATCTCTCCTACAGCAACTCCTGTAATGAGTGCCATTGGTAAAAACAATGTAAAAAACGTGCAATTCGATTGGCAAGTAGAATCTTTGCCAACTGCAAGTGCAACTGGGAAACTTGAAGGTTTTGAACTTTCAAGAGCAGCTTCGACTGCTACAACTAGAGTAAGTAATGTATGTCAAATCTCAAGCAGAGATGCGACTGTTACTGGTTCACAAAACGCTTCTGATGCTGCTGGCAAAAGAAGTGAAATGGCGCACCAATTAGCTCTTATGGCTAAAGCGTTGAAAAGAGATATGGAAGAAGCCTTAACTCAAAACAATGCTAAAAACGCTGGTAACGCTACTACTGTTAGACAAACAGGTGGTCTAGAAACTTGGATCACTAGCAACAAGTCTATTGGTACTAATGGTGTTTATGGCGGAAGTGGTGCAGCTACTACTAATGGAACGCAAAGAGCTATAACTGAAACTCTTGTTAAGACTGTCCAACAGGCTTGTTTCACTAATGGTGGTGAGCCTTCATTGCTAGTTGTTGGCCCTCACGTGAAATCAGTTGTATCTGGTTTTACTGGTAGAAGTTCAGCTAGACAGTTTGTAGATGCAAATACTATTGAAGCATCTGTATCTATCTACTCTGGTGATTTTGGAGAACTACAAGTAGTTCCTTCAAACAGAAGTAGAGCTAGAACTGCCTTACTATTAGATCCTGAGTACGCAAAAGTTTCTTATCTTAGAGATTTCGAAACTATTGACATCTCAACTATTGGTGATGCTGAAACTAAAATGTTAGTGGTTGAATTCGGTTTAGAAGTGAGCAACGAAGCTGCTCATGGAGCTGTTTACGACTTATCTACATCATAAGTTTAATTAAGGGGGGTGAGTAATCACCCCTCTTTTTTAAGATGGCAAGAAGAACAGTAATAGATTCAAGAACAAACTTTGTTAGCGAATTCGCTACAGAAGATGAGAAGTTTGTTTATCACACTCAACAAAACGTAGCTCCAATTTTGAAGCACGTTAAAGACTTACAAGAATTAAAACCAGGTAAAGAATTACGTCATGTTGCGGAAGTACCTATGGTAATATATCAAAAAGCTATACGAGAAGGTTGGGCGAACGATAAAGCCAAATGGAAAAAATGGTTGAATGATCCCAACAATAAACTTTTCAGAACTTGGCAAGGTAAATTATGACGTACGATGATTTAAAAACACAGATAGCAGATTTTCTAAATAGAAGTGATTTAACTTCTAAATTGGATTTTTTTATTGATGCTACTGAAGGTGAACTTAACAGAAGATTAAGAACCAAAGATATGGTAGTTAGAGCAACTGCTACTGCCGATAGTCAATATTTATCTTTACCTACTGACTGGTTAGAAGCTATAAACATAGAAATTACCTCTGGTGATTTCACACCTTTATTACAACAATCCATAGAATCTTTAGATGTTTATAGAAAAGCTAACGATAATACTTCTGGACAACCAGTCTTTTTCTCTATTGTTGATAAAACTTTAGAATTAGCACCTACACCTGACACAAGTTATACATTACAATTAACTTATTATGCTTCGATAGCAGCGTTGAGTAGCACAAACACTACTAACTTTCTATCGACAGGACACCCAGATGTTTATTTATATGGCTGTCTAAAACACGCTTCGATCTACTTAATGGAAGATGAGCGTGTAAGTATGTTTTCTCAGTTGTTTGAAAAAGCACTAGAGGAAATGAGAATGGAACAAGAACGTGCTGAATTTGGCAAAGGCTCTTTAATACCAAGAAGAAGAACTTATGGCAAGGCACACAAAACAACTTATCATTTTAAGAGTTGAGGTAAGATATGTCAGGATTTAGTGATTATTTAGAAGATAAAGTTTTAGACCATGTATTTGGTGGTAATGCTTATTCAGCACCAGGTACTTTATATGTAGCTTTATATACTGTTGCACCATCTGATACTGGTGGTGGTACAGAAGTTTCTGGCGGAGCTTACGCTAGACAAACAGGAGCATTTACTGTTTCTGGTACAAACCCTACAACTGCAACAAATTCAGCAGCTATTGAATATCCTACAGCTACAGCCAATTATGGAACTGTGGTTGCTGTTGGTATTTTAGATGCTTCTTCAAGCGGTAATTTATTAGCTTACTCTACTTTAGATGCTTCAAAGGTCGTAAGTAGTGGTGATGTTTTTAGATTTAATGCTGGAGATCTTGATATAACACTGGCGTAACATCATGGCCAGTATCGGCTATAATCAGGGTTACTACAGTAGATCCAAATATAACGACTTAGCACACCAAGCTGAAGCCACAATAGCTGGCGTTAGCGGTGTTAGTGCATCTGGCGTTATCATCAAACTTGGTGCAGGTACTATTGCAGGTACAAGTGGCTTTAGCTCTATAGGTACACAATTAGATTTAGGTACAGCAACTATTCAGGCTACATCTGGCTTTAGTTCTGTAGGCACACAAATTGATGTTGGTAGTGCAACGATTGCTGGTGTTTCTGCATTTAGCTCTATAGGTCGTAAGATACATGGTGGAATTGCAACTGTCGCAGCAACTTCTGGTTTTACTTCAGTCGGTACACAAATAGATGCTGGAGTTGCTACGATTGCAGCAATCTCTAGTTTTAGTTCTATTGGTGGGTTAAAATGGACAGACCAAATAGTTGCAGCAGATACTTGGACAGAACAAACTGTGGCAAGTGATACTTGGACAAACCAAACAAATCCGACAACTACCTGGACAGATTTAGACGAACAAGAAGTAGCATAATATGGCAGACACAACAACAACGAACTTATCACTTATAAAACCAGAACCAGGCGCAGCCGAAGATACTTGGGGTATTTCTTTAAATACTGATTTAGATACGATTGATGCAATATTTAGTGCAACAGGAACAGCAGTTTCACTAAATATTGATGGTGGAGATATAGCATCTGCGGTCACGATAAATAAGTCACCAGTAATAACATTGGGTGGTGATCTTTCTGGGAATGTTACTTTAACAAATTTAGCTAGTGGTACTTTAACTGCGACTGTTGGTACTTTAAATCAAAGCACTACAGGCAACGCAGCTACCGCTACAGCATTGGCTACTGCTAGAACTATTGGTGGCGTATCTTTTGATGGTACAGCTAATATCAATTTACCTGGTGTAAATACTGCTGGCACACAAAATACTTCTGGTAATGCTGCAACCGCAACTGCTTTAGCTACAGGTAGAAACTTTTCTCTAACTGGTAATGTTACTGCTAGTGCAGTTTCTTTCGATGGCACAGGTAATGTTGCTTTAGCAACTAC